GAATTTCAAATTAAGCTACATCGAAGGGCATCATGCAATCCGTGAAGCTAATCGCATTTTCGGCTTTGACGGCTGGAAATCTGATTTGACCTCTTTAGATGTCGTATCAAAAGAGCAATATGAAAAAGCCGGATACAATGGCGGTCCATCAATTCCAATGCAGCGGATTTGCGTTGCTGCAATCGTCACAATCAACGCGCTTGGCATTACTCGTCAAGATGTAGGTTATGGCACTGGCACGGCTAAAACACTTGCTGACGCGCATGAATCAGCCGGAAAAGAGGCCGTCACAGATGCACTCAAACGCGCTCTGCGCACTTTTGGTGATCAATTCGGCAATGCGCTTTACGACAAACAACAAACAAATGTTGTCGATTATGATCAAGTAGCGAAAGAAGATAAGACCACTAATCAAATAATAAATAATATAGCTAATGCGCAGAATATGCAGGCATTGGGCGGCTTAGTTCAAGATTGCAGCAAGCTCAGCGATGTAAATAAAGTCAAGGTGCGCAAGCTCTTTGCAGCTAAGAAAAAAGAACTGACAGCAGCCATGGGGGTCGCATCATGAATGATTTCAAAATCGTAGAGCTTGAGCAAAACACATCAGATTGGCATGACTGGCGTGCAACAGTAATCGGAGCAAGTGAAGGGCGCGACGCGATGAATATCAATAAGCGGTTATGGTTGATTAAAACTGGACAGATTGAACGCCCATTTTTCTCGACAGCGGCTACACGTCGCGGGCATGCGCTTGAACCGGAAGCCCGGTTCATGGCCGAAGTTGAATTGGGGATGTCTTTCATCCCCCTGTGCGCTCAGCGTGGTTTCATCGCAGCATCAGCAGACGGCGTAAATCTTGACGAAAAAAGCGGGGTTGAAATCAAATGCCCTTCAAATCCTGAAATCCATGAAGAACATCTGAGGGGTAATATTTCCCGCGTCTATCTGCATCAAATGCAACAGCAGATGTATGTTTTCGGCTTTTATCACATGAGCTTCATCAGCTACATGCCGGAGCATGAAACGACGCACAAAATCATCAGTATTGAACGTGACGATGATTATATTGCTGAAATGATTGTGGGCCAAACTGAATTCTGGAAGCGCGTGCAGTCCGGGGTATGGCCTAATGACGGCTTGGCTGACTTGATCTTGCAAGCGGCTGAGGCAACAGCAGTGGAAAATGAAGCCGCTGAAGCTGCTAAGCTCGCTAAAACTGAATTGCGAAATGCGATGGAAGACGCTGGCGTTAAGTCATCTGACGCGGACGGCATCAAAGTTTGTATGGTCAGTCGCAAGATTGTTGATCGCAAATTGCTTGCCGGTGATGATCAGTTTGAGCCGGCCAAAAAAGAGCTGGATGAAGCCAAGGCAAAAATGAAAGAAATAGAAGACAAGTACAAACTGGCTTCGACAACTTCAATGCGCCTGACGCTGCCAAAGGCTTGAGCCATGATCGATAATAATATCATATGGGATGACCCTGAAGGGAAAACGCTGACAGCAGAACAGCGTCAGCAAATCAATCTTGTTGTCGCTAAATGCCTTGGCTATCCCCATGCATATAAATTCAATGCCGTTGTCGTTGGTGGCGTTTTCGGGCCTGTTATTGACCTGTTTGATGGCATTCAACGGCAACAAATGTGTGAATGGTTATGGGGTAATGAAGCCCCTGAGCCAACGCCATCAGCGGCACAGATGGCAGCCTTTTTCAATGATTACATCCAAAATCAAATTGCAAAACACAAAGGAGATACTAAGTGAATATTTTTACAGTAACAGGAAATATCGGGAAAGATGCTGAAGTACGTCAGCTCCAAAATGGAGGTAGCGTTTGCTCATTCCCGCTTGCATTTACATCGGGATTCGGGGAAAAACAAAAAACCACTTGGGCGCGTTGCTCAATCTTCGGCAAACGGGCTGAAGGTAAGCTGCCTCAGTACCTGACAAAAGGTGGCAAAATCACTGTCAGCGGTGAAATTTCTCTTGATAACTGGACAACCCAGGAAGGCGAAAACAGGACTGATTTAAGTTTGTTTGTGAAAGAATTGGAACTGTCCGGGAAGTCTGACAACGGCAACAACAACGGCAACAGCAACAATAATAACAACAATGGCTACGGCAACAATGGCAACGGCAATGGCAACAATGGCAACAATGGCAATCAGAACAACCAAGGCTATCAGCAGTTTGACTCGTCCATGGGCGGTTTTGATGACGATGTGCCGTTTTAAAATGTAGCAAAGGGGGCTACGGCCCCCTATTTTCTTAAAGGAGTTCATTAAATGAAATTGAAATACAATCTTATCGCATCGTTTATTTTAGCAGTGCTTTTCGCGGGCATGTTGAATCATGATCCTGCTGTCCGTATCGCGTGTTTTATTCTGTTCGGTCTTGTTGGCCGTGAGTTTTATCTTGTCAACAAGAGCAGCATCAGCGTAACTTCTCACTCATAAAATGCCGAAATGGGTTCTAATTCCCAAATATGCTGAGATGTCTGGATACAGCGTGAAAGCGTTGCATCATAAAAAAGACGAAGGCGTATGGCTTGAAAATGTCCATTGGCGTAAAGCTCCCGATGGAAGGATTTTCATAAATGTAGCAAGGGTTGACGCATGGGTGGAACAAGGAACCACAGCACTGAGGCGCGTGGCATAAGGTCACGCGATGGAATGTTATATGTTGATTTTCAGTTCAAAGGAAAAAGATGCAGGGAATGCCTTGGCATCGATGTAACTAAAGCAAACATAAAATATGCTTCGCGGCTTAGAGCTGCGATTCTGCATGAAATAACGATGGGAACTTTCAGCTATCGCGCTCACTTTCCTGACAGTAATAATGCCCGGCTTTTCGCTTCAAGCGGAAAATGCGACATATTCACAGGCGATGCGCTCAAGGATTATTTGAAAGTCAGAAAGCGCACGCTGGCAAAGAGCGCATACGATGGCTATGAAAGTGCTATCAGAATCCATCTTATTCCAACTTTCGGCACTATCAAACTACGATCTATTTCAACATCGCTTGTAAGGTCATGGATTGCCGATGATTTAGCATACTTGGCGAATAAGACTATCAACAATATTCTGACACCTTTGCGCGGGATGCTCGATGACGCTTTTTCAGATGGCCTCATTGATTCCAATCCAATGACTCGTATTCACAATATGAAACCAAAGACGCGGGAACCTGAGCCATTCAGCCCGGAAGAGTCTCAGCGCATCATTGATAAGCTGTCAGGCCAGGATCGCAATATCATTCAGTTCGGATTCTGGAGCGGCTTACGCATCAGCGAACTTATCGCGATTGAATGGAGTGATATTGATTTACTGAATGAAGTTGCATCAATCCGCCGGGCAAGCGTCAGGGGCGACGAAAAAGGGACAAAGACTGAAGCGGGTTCGCGTGAACTCAAGATACTGCCTCCGGCGATGGAAGCATTGCAGAACCAGCGCCAATATTCACAGCTTGCAGGCGGTCGCGTGTTTCTGAATCCGCGTGAAAATGCGCCATGGATAAATGATGTTCAATTGCGTTCAAGAGTGTGGAAAGGTGCGCTGAAGCTGTCCGGCGTGCGCTATCGTAATATGTATCAGATGCGACATTCATACGCTTCATTCTTGTTGTCAGCCGGCGAAAACCCAGCATGGGTCGCGAACCAGCTTGGGCATACTAATATGAGCATGACGCTTAAAGTTTATGCACGATGGATACCCAGCGTCGATCCCAATGCTGGCAATGTTGCAGCGGCCATGGCCAAAAAGTTATCAACAAAGGTTGTGGATAAGGCCCAAAAATAAAACGTGTCTTTATGTCAGTTGTTCTATTTCAGATAGTGAAACAGACTGCCCTCCAAAAAAAGGGAGCGCATATGAAAGAGGAATTGGCATACTTTGCAGGACTTTTTGACGCTGAAGGATGTATATCTTCATCAAAAAGGAAGGGGAATAAAGCTTCACTTTCTGTCAGTTTCTCAAACTGTGATTCACGTCTATCAAGCTTTGCAGCCGGCATGCTTGGCGGTGATTTATCGTTTACAGACAGACCCGATAAGATGAGGGAATACACTGTAAAAGTGTGTAGCGATACAGCAATCAGTGCGCTTAAAATGATCAAGCCATACTTATTGATTAAGCGTCAGCAATCTGAAATAGCCATCAATTTTCCTGCCATCCCCGTGCGCAGAATCCAGAACCATGATTTGATTTCACTTTATGAAATAGACTTTATGAAAGATACTTTGTTTCAATTGAACAAACACCCGATGCACTTCTATTCACAAAGTGAAATCAAAAGGATGCTCGAAATCGAATCAGGTGAAATTCCAGAACGATGGAAAGAAAGACCTGAGATTGCTGCATCATATATCGCGGGGCTTGTCGATGGTGATGGAACTTTTGTCATTCCGTCAAAGCTCACATCGTTTTCACCGTCAATCTCTATCAGCAGCCGCCATTTGCCAGCCATGGTTGAAATAAACAGGTATCTTATATCTATCGGTATAATGTCAAAGATTCAGCCGTGCTACGATAAGCGGGGATACAATACGACTTATGCTGTACGCGCATTCAGCAGCAATGCTGTAGAGCTTGCTCACTTGATTGCATCGCGTCTTATCGCCAAAAAGGATCAAGCGTTACTCATGGCCAGCCTTGCGCCCCTGTTACCTGGCAGGAACGGCAAGCGCGTGCCAGACATTATGCGTAATGATCGTTATAAGTCAGCATCAAGAATGAAAAAGCTCAACAGCAGATTCAGAATAGTAAAATAGCTGTTTTGAATTAATTTTGTCGCCATTTTGTCGCCATGACTTATGCTGAAAAATGAAAAGCCCTGCGATAACAGGGCTTTATATTGGTGGCGCTTCAGGGACTCGAACCCAGCAACAGCAATTTCAAGGGATTTACCGGAGGGGATTCAGCGGGACTCTAAGGGTATGTGGCATAAGGATTTCAGACATTCCCTATTTTTCCCGATTCCCCTGGGTTCCCGTAAAAGCCCCTCTGATTTGTCGCCATTTTGTCGCCGTGTTTAAAAGCCCATTTCTTGCTTGAACATATCCTTTGCGATTTCAGTAAGCGACAGACATTCACTCATATGCAGGCCAGCCTGAATAAAGCTCACATCATATTTTCCTTCAGAATCATCAAGGGCAATAATCAGCACTTTTTTGCCGTTAGCAAACGCGCCATCGGTTGACTGTTTTGCATCATCAAGGGCTTGAGCCGGTGAACGTAAAGTACCATGGCCAGTCACTTCGGATAAACTGATAAGATTACCCATTACAGCCACACCACAAATGCTGTCTGTTCATTTTCACAAAGTGATTGCAAAAGCCATCGCCCCCAAGGTACTTTGCCAGACAACTTGTAATGCTAATCATTTCATCTTGTGAAAAAGAACCACCGGATGGATTTCGGTCACTCACTTTCAATGCAGCACGCTCAGGGCAACGAACGTGAAGGCAGGCATGGATTCCGTTTTGCTTTTGAATTTCAATTACGGGCATTGCTATCAATTTTAGCGATTTTCTCTTTGCCCCTGTGCCATGCTGTAATGCCAAGGATTGCGCCGGGAATACCAAACAGCGTTGTAAATGATGTCACAAGCTGAGGGATCATATTCAATGCCGCTGGCTTGCCTTCCATCACGGCTTGATAAGCCAGGTAGCAGCAAAGTACAGAAACACACAAGAAAGCCAGCCCGGAAACAAAGCCCCAAAAAGGTCGCCATGCCCATTGTGGCCAGTGCTCGGATTTGCCTTCATCGCGCATAGTCTGATTGACCGTTTCAAGTCGCTGAGTTCCCGCTGACAATGACAATGCTTGCAGCTTTTCGCTGTGATTCGCTTCAATCTGTTTGATTTTGATGATCGCATCAGGATTGTCTTTCAACTCTTTCAGGATCGCATCAGGACTATTTTCAACACCCAACGCAGATGAAATCATTGCCCCGATTGCAGTACCAGCCGGGCCACCCAGTAGAGTTCCAACCATCGGAGCCGCTGAGCCGATTACGCTTTTTACTTGATTCCAGATATTCATGCTGACACTTCCAACATGAATTCATCAGGAAGATTAGCTTCAAGAACAGCGTATGCAGCACCTGAAGCAAGCACAGCAGGCCTGCCAGACAGCCTGCCGAATCGTGAACCTGCCAGGATGCAGCCTTCAGTGTCTTGCGCTGTGTTGCCTTTGTGAATCAGTATGTGAGTCCGACCCGGTACATCAAGAACCTGCCAGACGCTGCCAAAGTGAGGGGAGTGAACACGGACAACTTTATAAGTGCCAGCAGGGATGCACGATAAGCCAACTTTGTTGTCCTTCCATGGGTCTTCTAACGTGACGCATAACGGAAAATTGTCTTTTACAATAACGCCGAATGATCGGTTATCATCGCCAGCCACTCTTTTCAATTTAACTTTAACTAAATCACTCATGTTGTCTCCTGTTTCCTTTAACATTGTAAGCTATCCGGGCGATATGCCTGAGCAGTTACAGAAAAGTTTTTATGAGAGCGCCAAACGCTGCACCTGTGATGATAAGAAGAACGCGTATCAGCAGCTCATTAGCGACAGCTTTTTCAACATCGCGCAATCTCTTTTCATGATCTTCATCAACTTTGTCGCCATGATTAATGCGTGTATCTAATTGCACCAGATGTTCAATCGCGTTCACGATCTTTTCGACGTGTTCATCAATTTTATCAAGCCGGGTTTCAATGCCTTTCACTCTATCTTCCATCACTGGAATGCTCTGAATGAAACATTACTGAGAGATAAAAAAGCGGGATTTGTTACCGATGCATAAACATTACCAGCGGCATCAATATCGATTCTGCCAATTCCTGACGACGTTGCTCCGTACAAAATTAGCTGATTGTTTGGTCTGAAACCGGCAGGCAATATCGCTATCAAACTGCCCGAAGTGCCACCCTTTATCAGCCCCGAAAGTCTTACGATATTTGTGTTCGGGTCTTTGTAGTAAAAAGCACCATCCCAAACCGTCGCGCCTGACGAACCGTAATTAGCCCAAGGGGCTTGCAGGGCAAGAGCCGTAGGGGCAGGAATAGGCGTTAAGCTACCACCACCACCGCCGCCGCCGGTTTCAGGACTCCAGCTACCATCGCCATGCAGAATGTCGGTAGGATTAGCGGCACCCGCACCCGCAGGAAGCTGCGCAATTTCACCCGCCGGGGTTATTTTCGGTACGACAATATCAAGATCAGCAGTGTGAATGGCAGCGGCATCAGTCGCACTTGGCGTACTCCATGAACCGTCAGCATGCAGGACATCAGTAGCCTGAGCCGCTTTAGCCCCTTTCGCGAGCTGTGTTATCTCATTGTTCGCGTCAACAGCAGGAGTTATTACGCCAACATCATCAACTTGAACAAGCTGCGCATCAAGCTCAGCACCTGTAATCGGCTGCCCGTTTGCTTCGCGTTGTGCGAAAGGTATCTTAGCCATTTATGAACCCCATAAAGTTATATTGAGCCGCTGTCTGTCCCAATGGTTATCCTTTGCCATCACTGTCATTTTGTGTGGGCCGGGATCGCCGCCGGGTAGCTCATTGCTTTCAAACCATACAAGATCGCCGGGTTCTAAACGAAGCAGCCGCATGTTAGATTCACACTGAATAATCCGCCGCCCGTCCTTGTGTCGTTCAAGATAGTTGTTTGAAATCGAATCAAGCTCAGATAAAGGTACATTCCATTTGTCGCGAAATTCATTCATCACAACAACTTTGTAATCATCAATTGACTGCACATCAAAAACAGCTTCGCCATCAGCAAAATTGGAAGTGTTGTTTCCTAAACCGTCCCAAGCTGTCAGCGTTATTGCACCATTTTTCAAGTCTGACCAGCCGCGCTTGTAATGAACTTTTTCAGATATATCGCTGTCTGTTATGATTTCAATCGGCATATCAGTTGGTAGTGGTTCAACAACAAGAGCTATTTTACCTTTGCGCATAACAAACTGAGCTTCAAGAATGTAAGCAAGCTCAGCAAGCATAGCATCAGCCGATGTGGGCTTTTCTATAATGCGACTCGCAGTGCGATTCGGGAAACGCGCTTTAGTGTTTACGATTGAATCAAGATCAATCCTGTTTGTCGGCACGTTTATTCTGTTTGTGAATATATCTATGATTATATCTGCGACATGCCATTCAACGCCGCCGTTTGTTCCTTTCGTATAATCAACAGGCATCCAGATTGCGCCCGTTTTCTTCCATGTTACATTATCAGAGCCAGGCAACATATTTGTGTTAGCGATAAGAGCTGACCAAGCCGAAGTACCGGAAATGATAGTATCACCGATTTTATAAGGTTTCGTGCCTGACCATGACGGATACTTAACATTCGGGATTTTCACATCTTTCAAGTCAAGAGGGTCTTGAATGATCAGTGTGTATTTTCCTGACGCATATGCCATATCAAGCACAATGCCGGCATAAACATCAACAGACGCTTCAATGTCTGCATACCCAAAACGGATAATCACTTCAGCACCCCGAAGCTTTTT